GGGAACCTCCGCGATCCAGGCTTTCCTTCACCGAAATCCCAACTACCTCCGCGCCCAGGGGATCCTCTACCCCACCGCAGGGCGGGACGGCGATCCCGCACACCACAAGATCGCACATCTCTCCCCGCAATCCCTCCACGACTGGGTAGCCGAGGTAGAGCGCGAGGCCGAGGCTCAAGAGTTATCTAAAATCGTTCTTTCCTCTGAGGCGTTTCATACCACCAACCCCGAAAACCTACTTTTCGCGCTCTCCCGCCACTCCATCACGACCATCGCCTTCGTCCGAGATCATCCGTCGTATTTCAGTAGTTGGTACCGAGAAAGCATCAAGAACAACTACACCACGAGGTCCCTCTATGATTTTGTGAGGGCCTCGTCGGTTCCGTACGGAAAATGGCTCCGTGAGTGGCCCAACACTCAAGTATTCAAGTATGACCGCAAAGAACTACTCAACCACTCAGTAGTAGACCAGTTCATGTACGCGATTGACCCCGAGGCCCCGACTCCCCCACCTCAATGGGACGAAAACGCCTCCATCTCAGGAAATCTGCTCTTCGCCAAGCAGGTCTATAACAACTTTATTACTCCCGACCAAATGCAACCTATACATCAAAATCTTATGGAACTTCTAAAACTAGACCCAACATTTACGGGTTCTATGTATATTCCTGATAAGACTTATCAACTAATCAACAAAAAGTACGCTTACGACCGCGAAGTCATTAAAGCCACCTACGACATAGACCTGACGCCCCCCGCCTCCGCCCAAAACGGTAATCTCACGCCAGATCTCAGTCGTTGGGACCAGGATTTACGCACGATCTTGGCTCACTGCCAAGAAAACGACTATTTATTCGGAAAACTGCTGTCCAAGGTCTTTCGTACGAATTTCTGATTTCTAGTACAGTATCTTCATGAAAAGCGATACCGTTCTTCCTCAGGACGAGATTGACTTTCTTCAGACTCTGACCCCCGAAAAACGCAATTCTCGCCTCGCTGCACTTCACGAGGCCGGGTGGTCTTTATCCGTTTTGTCTCGAAGTACCGCGACACCAAAGACGACCGTTCATTTTTGGATCAAGAACGCCCCCGCTACCCCCCTAACGCCGCATAAACCCGTTCCTCAACCCTCTATTTCCATTACTAAGCGTCTACAGAACGGTCATATGCTGAAAATTCGGACAATTAGCCCCAAGGTTCCGCCTGATTTGGTTCCCACACTTCGCGATTTGTCTACGAAGTCTCGCAGATATCGCTCAAGGACCCCCGCAGGCTCTCCGATAGCCGTCGCGAACCGAGAATTGACGCGTCTTGCCCTGAATTTGCACTCGCAAGGCGTTTCTACGGCTGCCCTAGCCGAGGCGGCGGGGGTTTCATACCGAGCAATGGCCCGGAGAATCGCATTAGGAGGAAAAAATTCGTGATTGACGAAAAAGAATGGGCAATCGTTATTTGGGCCAACCCAAAATTCAGTCCTGACTCCAAGCAACGGTTCTTAGAGACCATTACGGGGTCAGATAACAGTCATCCGTTGGCTTTTCCACTGGAATATCTACGAAAAACGCTTCCCGATGCTATTTTTTCGGAAAATTCGGACGTTATTAGCGAATTTAACGAATCAACCCAGGAAAAACCGCTCATTGTTACATTGCAGACGGCTAAACACTCTCTGGGACTAGAGAATTTTGCCTACAGCCAGACCCTGAAAGAAGCGTCATGACCAAAAAAGTAGATTTATTCCCCTCTGTTGTCTATGTCGCGCCTCCCGAGACGTATCAAGACATTCTTGACCTTGATCCGACGGGCGGAAAGCCCCCGGGAGTCCGAAAAGTAGACCGATCTCGCGTTGTTATCTACGACGGCAAGATTTTTGTTGTTATTGACTCCCCCGAAGGCCCGCAACTCGTGTTTCGGGAGGGAGTCCTGGACTTTGTAAAGAATGAGGACACCGGGAGTTACCACGCGCTCACAGAAACCGGAAAAATCATGGCGTTCACCAAGGACACCAACTGCGGGTGCGGTTCTCGGCTACGATCCTGGAGTCCGTTCGGTAATTACCTCAGCGCGACGGGAGACGCCGATGCGTGATCTGTCAAATTTCATCATAACTTCTCTCGCAACGTATCGGATCTCCCGTATCGCTGTAGAAGACGAGATTTTCGCGGAGCCACGAAACAAGATCTGGGAGAAGTTTCCACCTGAGTCCACGAAGATCGGATATCTCTTTACTTGCTACTGGTGTTCGTCCATTTATGCCGCATCAGCGCTGGAAATTTCCCGTATCATTGCACCTAAGACAACCCGTGCGGTAGAGACTGCTCTTGCCGCCTCAGCCGTCGCGGGAATTGTTGCCGCACGGCTGGAAGACTGACATCCGTTCCGCAACCAAGAGAACTAGGAGAACGCGTGGGGATCTTTAGCAGAGACTCTGGTCCTGCATCTAATCAAAGGGGATCAAGCAGATCCAAAGAGGTAGTTCAGTCTTCCGCCTACACATCTGCTGTTTCACCAGCAAAGTCTGCTCCGTTCCAAGCACCGCGAGCCTTCACTGCCGCCGCCGCACAGATCCGCATCAAGGACCACGACGAGTACGAGCAATTCCGCGTTCGTCGTTCCGCTGCCTCTAGCGCATGGCAGGCCGAAGCCTGGGAATACTACGACGCGATTGGCGAAATCAAGTACGCCTTCAATCTTGTTGCTTCGGTTGTCTCGCGCATCAAGATCTACGCCGCCGCTGTTGATGATCCATCCGAGGCACCCGGACCCGTCTCTAAATCCGAAGACATTGATCCTCGCCTCGCGGCTGCTGCCGAACGCGCACTGTCCCGACTCAACTCCGCTTACGGTGGTCAGGCCGGACTACTCCGTGACGCAGCACTCAACCTCTGTGTTGCTGGCGAATGCTACCTCGTTCAGATTCCTGAGCGCGTAGGTTCCGGCATCCCTGAGTCCTGGGACATTCGCTCAACGGATGAACTAATTGCCGATGCACGCGGCAACTTCTCCGTTATCGGACGCCGCGAGCAAAACTCCAATACGGGTGCTGGCAGCAACGCCATGAACAAGGGAGTGTCGCTAGGGGAGCGCTCGTTTGTTGGACGCATTTGGCGCAGCCACCCGCGTTTCTCCGACGAGGCAGACTCCTCACTACGCGGGATGCTGGATATGTGTGCAGAACTTCTTCTGCTTAACCGCACGTTCCGCGCTACCGCTCGCTCTCGTCTTAATGCTGGTGCGCTGTACCTTCCTGATGGACTATCCGTTGCCGCACAGGGAGACGGAGACTTCCCGCTTGATTACGACTCAGAGATTGATCCTGTGTCGTTTACTCCCGAAGAAGCAGAGGACGAGTTTGAAGAGCAACTGATTGATGCGATGACGACTCCTATTCGTGACGAGGAGTCTGCCTCCGCCGTAGTGCCTCTCATCATTCGCGGTCCTGCGGAACTTGGCGACGCCATCAAGCAGTTCAAGTTTGAGCGCTCCTTTGACCCCGCACTCGCAGAGCGATCCGACCGAGTGCTTGAGCGTATCTTGCAAGGTCTTGATGTTCCCAAGGACATTGTTACGGGCCTCGCTAACGTTAAGTACTCAAACGCTCTCCAAATTGACGAGTCACTGTATAAGGCACACATTGAACCGTTGATGCTGCTGCTCGTTGACAGTCTTACCGTTGCCTACCTTCGTCCGTATCTCATCGCGAACGGGTATCCGAAGGAAGAAGTAGACAAGATCGTCGTTTGGTACGACCCCTCCGCTGTCGCTACACGCAACGACCGCGCCGCAGATGCGAACGAGGGTTTTGACCGCATGGCCGTCAGTTTCAACGCGTGGCGACGCGCACACGGCTTCTCTGATATGGATGCTCCCGACGGCAAAGAGATTGCTCTTCGCATGATGATGGAGCGTGGACAAGTTCTCCCCGAGACCACTGAAGCAATGCTCAGGGCTATCGCTCCTAACTTGATGGATCAGGTGCGCGAAGCAAATCAGGCCACTTCCGCTGGACCGATCCCCCCTGAGGTTGAGCAGGCACTTGCTCAAGCCAGCGGCGGTGGTGGAGGTGGAGACCAAGCAGCACCAGCACCAGCACCCGGAGGTGGCGAGGAAGAAGCCCCCGCCGCACCGCCCAACCAACCGCCCGTAGAACTCTTTGAGCCAGGACAGTAGAGATCATGGAAATTAACAAGCCAGAGTTAGTCAATGCGCTCGCTACGCTACTAAGCGACAGCGTTGTCATTAAGTATGTTTTCCAGGGAGCTCACTGGAACGTTGTTGGCCAAGACTTCGGCCAGTACCACACGCTCTTCGGGATGTTTTACGAAGACGTTGATGACGCCATTGACGTTATTGCTGAGGACATTCGCAAACTAGGCGCTCCTGCCCCATCTAATCTTTCAGACTTCCTGCGTCTGACAAATATTCCTGAAGCAACCCCAGGTGCATCTGTTCAAGAACTTCTCAAGGTTTGCTACGAGTCCAACGAAATCATCATTGTTGACATCAACGAAGCATTTGCCATGGCCGACGCCGCCAATGAACAGGGTATTGCTGATGACATGGCTGCTCGAGATGCAATGCACAAGAAGTGGCGCTGGATGATGAAGGCTTCTCTTGATCCGAAGTACGGGTACTGATATGTCAGATCAGCAATCAAAGAGTTGGGTGAAGGTGGCGCAGCCTTATGTGACCGCCGAAGAACCTGACTCTGT